ATATTATACATTGCTTTTGGTCCGCCTGCATTATCCACAGCTTTTGCTGTAAATACAAACTCGCCATCACTTAACATCGCTGGAATCTTGTCATCTTTTGGTCCGCCAGGTCCACTTATCATTCCCATTTTTGGAGGAAAGAAAGCTGTAATGCCTGGATTGTCTTCTATTTTATTCATCATTTGATTGCTTGACATGTCAGCACTTAAACCTGGAACTCCTGTTGATTCACCACCTTTTGCTAAAGCTGGTATCATTCCTGATATTTTATTATTAGGGTTAAAAGGCATTCCGCCCATTCCTCCTGTGCCACCCATTTTTAAAGCATCACCACCCATATTTAATTGAGCAATACCACCTTTTGCACTTTCAATTATTCTACCTTCTGAGTCATATTGAAAGGGTTTATATATTTCAAAACGATCGTCAACAAAGGGGCTACCACCTGTTGGGCTACCATATTTGTTTGTTACAAAATCGTATCTTTCTTTATTTTCTGCTTGTTCTTTAAGAATATCTTTTCGTTCTTGATCATATTGTTTCTTGGCTAAAAAAGCGTTAACAAAAGGTAATAAGTCTTTTATACCACCTAATCCTCCTAATATATTTTGAGCTGTTCCAAGAATACCATCACCTTGTACAACAGTATTTGCTGTTGGGCTTGTTATAACTTTATCAAAACCACCTAATAAGTTTCTTCCTACATTTCCAACTTTACCTAAATTTCCAAATAAAGTCTCTAATCCAAAAGGTTTTCCTCCTGGCATTATTCCTGACGCTCCTAATGTTAGAGCCAGTAATGCTAATTCAGGATTAGCAATTCCTGAGTGATCTTTGGCAAAACTACCTACGTCTCTTATACCTTTACGTACTCTTCTAAAAATCTTCTTTAACATGTACTCCTTAGCAATTCATGATATTGTTATAAAGGCAAGGAGGCTGGCCTTGAAAGATAAGCCTAATTAATACTATATTTATAGGCAAAATATTGCTATATGACAATAGATATTTGCAAGTAGAAAGGAAACCATGTCAACTAAAGTAGATTTTCATGCCATCAGACCTTTTGGTCCGACCATATTACAAGGTAAATTACCTGATAACTTAATTAAAATTCTTGATGATAAAGCAACAGAGTTGTTAAATAATAAAAAACTAGCAGAGAAATATGATCATTCTATGCACTTAGCTGGTAATGTTCAACAAGAAGTTCGTTATCCAGATGAAGAGCTTTTAAGCAAACCTTTTAGTCAAGTAGTCGATGCTCTTGGTAAAATAGTTTATCAATATATTTCTATACCTCCTGCTAGTGATACTATCTCACCTACCTTTGTTGGTCAGTTGGTAGTAGAATCTATGTGGGTCGTGAGCCAGTGGGCGGGAGACTTTAATCCTTTTCATGTACATCAAGGTGAATTGTCAGGTGTTATCTATTTACGAGTGCCTCCTAGTCTTAAAGACGAATACGCAAAAGAAGATCACTATCCATGTGTCGGTGATATTGTTTGGCATTCTGGTCAAGCTGCTACGTTTAGTGGACATAAACATCAAGCAACCCCTGAAGTAGGTGCTATATATTTATTTCCTTCTTGGTTATCTCATGGTGTCTATCCATTTAGAACACCTAACGAAGAAAGAAGATCTGTTTCTTTTAATTTAAATTTAAAAAGAAAAGAACCTATTAACGAATGAACATAGACAAAGTACCAATGGTCCGTGTGACGTGGTTAGATGCCCGTGATACAGAAACAGGTTGGCTTGATATAAAAGATGTTATTAATGCTCCGTTGGCCGTGTGCCAAGAGGTAGGATGGATGGTACATAATGGTCCAGAAAAAATAATTATTATGCGTTCATATAGCAAAGATAAAGATGATATTACAGGTGGTGGCGCAATAGCCATACCAAAGGGATGGTTAAAAAAAATAGAATATTTAATAGTAAGTTATGCAGCACAATAAAAAAACAAAGTTTGTCATGTATGTAGATGATTTTTTAGATGAAGCTACGTTAAAGTCACTTCAAGATACAGTCACAGACCTTGAGTATCAAGAAGTAAAAAACCCTAATGGTCAATTGTATGGCATGCGTCATACTTTTGATAAAGGTATTAATAATGACCCATTAATAAAATTAATTAAACAATATTTCTTTCCGCATAGAAACCTTGAACCAATATCTGTAAGTGCACATTTACGAGAGAATAATAAAGAACCTTTATTTCACACTGATGATGATAAAGGTAATGTTGCTAACTTTCTTTTATTTGTAAAAGGAGAACCCTTGCTTAATAATGGTACAGGTTTTTTACATAATGAAAAGTTATCCTCACATATAGGTTTTGTAGAAAATAGAGGATTGTTTTTTAATGGTTCAAAAATATCACATTCAGATTTACAATCTTTTGGAGATAGCTCTAAAAGATACACACTTAATATTTTTTATAAAGAAAATGACTAAACTTTTTATTGGCACTCCTTGTTATGGTGGAATGATAACAGCAGATTATTTTAAAAGCTGCATGCAACTTACCGCAGTCGCAGCTTTAAATAAAATTGAATTACAGTTTGGAACAATTGGTAATGAGTCTTTAATTACAAGAGCTAGAAATACATTAGTGCAATTGTTTATGGATGATGAGCAGTATACTCATCTTTTGTTTATAGATGCCGATATATCTTTTGATCCGAACACCGTGATTAGAATGATAGATTTGGATGAAGATGTAGTGACTGGTGTTTATCCTCGTAAAACTATTGATTGGACTAAAGTAAAAAGAAAAGCAAAAGAAAAACCAGATATATCGGAAGACGAACTTCATGCAGCGTCGTTGCAGTATAATTTAAATGTTAAAGATTCAAAAAAAATAATTGTAAAAAAAGGTTTTATTGAAGTATTAGATGGTGCTACAGGTTTTATGTTAATAAAAAGAAACGTATTTAAAAAAATGGCTTTAGCTTATCCTGATTTAAAGTTTACACCAGATCAACATATTGGTGCTCCACACGATAAAACTTTTAATTATCATGACACCTCTTATTGGAATTACGCTTTTTTTGATACAATGATAGATCCTGATACAAACAGATATTTGTCAGAAGATTACGCTTTTTGTCGTTTATGGCAGAAAATAGGAGGTAAAGTTTATGCTGATATAGTTAGTGGTATTACTCATTACGGTAATTATTCATTCAAGGGCAACGTAGGCACTCAATTCTTGCCACAAAACAATAAATAATTTAGTATACTCCGACATGAAATTAGTCGATTTAAAGTTCCAACCAGGTATAGATAAACAAGACACTGCTTATTCAGCAGGAGATCAACGTAAATATGTTGATTCCGACTTTGTTAGATTTCACTACGGTAAGCCTGAAAGATGGAAAGGTTGGTCATATTTACCAAATCCTAATAAAACTATTGTGGGCGTGGTCCGTGATACGCACAGCTGGGTTGGTTTAGACGGGATAAGATATTTAGCTTTAGGAACTGATAGAAAATTATATATCTACACTGAGGGAGCCTTGTATGACATTACACCCCTACGTGACACGGAAGCTCTAACAAATCCTTTTACAACAAATGGCACAACTACAGTGTCAGTGGCTGATGCTGCACATGGAGCTGCAGTTGGTGATTTTGTTACCTTTGATTCTTTCTCAACAATAGATGGTTTAGATATGAATCAAGAGTTTGAAGTCACATCAGTGACAAGTGCAAGTGTTTACACCGTTACACATACTAGCACTGCTTCTGGTTCTACATCAGGTGGTGGAGGATCAGGTAACGCTAAATATCAAATAACCACAGGCCCTTCTACATCTACATATGGATATGGTTGGGGAACCTTAACTTGGAACACTAGCACTTGGAACACACCAAGATCATCTTCAAGTGTTGTTTTATCAGCTCGTCAATGGTCTTTAGATAATTTTGGTGAAGATTTAATTGCAACGGTTTTAAATGGTGGAACATTTATTTGGGATACTTCAGGTGGAACTGGAGTTAGAGCAACTGCTCTATCTAACGCTCCTACTGCGTCTAGATTTAGTATAGTCTCAACTGATACAAGGCATTTACTTATATTTGGAACAGAGACAACAATAGGCGATGCTTCTACACAGGATGATTTATTATTTAGATTTTCTGATAGAGAAGATGCAACTGATTATACACCTGTATCTACTAACGAAGCAGGCTCATTACGTATATCGGATGGATCTAGAATTATGGGAGCTGTTAAATCGTCTGGTCAAATACTCGTATGGACCGACACTTCTATGCATGGTATTCAATTTGTTGGTACACCTTTTACTTTTGGTCTTAGACAACTTGGTGCGAACTGCGGTTTGATAGCACAACATGCAGCCATAGAAGTTAATGGTAGAGCATATTGGATGTCTGATGATTCTTTTTACATGTATGATGGTGTTGTTAAAAAAATGCCATGTTCCGTACAAGATTATGTATTTGATGATATGAGCTATACAAATAGAAATGATATTGCTTGTGGTCTTAATGCAGCTTTTAATGAAATTATTTGGTATTATCCTTCAGCAAACGCTACACAAATAGATAGAGCTGTTGCTTACAATTATTTAGAAAATACTTGGTACACATTAAGTTTAGGTAGAACAACTTGGCTTGGTGCTTATGTATATGAACAGCCAATTGCTACAGAATATAACGCTAGTTTATCTGCTAACAACTCTACAATACTTGGTTTAACGGCAGGTGCTTCGTATGTCTACGAACATGAGTCAGGTAATAATCAAGCAGATGGTACAGCAATAACAGCCTTCTTAACATCAGGGTCTGTTGAAATAGCAGATGGTGATGAACTTATGTCTGTAAGTAAACTTGTTCCAGACTTTGATAATCTAGCTAATACTATGACAGCTACTTTAACATTGGAACAATATCCTCAGTCGGCAGACACTGTCACAACCACTGGATCTATTTCTAGCACCACAGAAAAAATTAATGTAAGAGGTAGAGGTAGAGCGGTTAAAATTAAATATGAAACTAACACAGTTAATGACACAGCTTGGAGACTTGGATCTACTAAATTACAACTTAGACCAGACGGAAGAAGATAATGGCTAAAATAACAATTACACGATTACCAAACGCAACACCAGAATATAGCCCTAATCAATTTGATCAAATGATTCTTTTACTAGATCAAATTATTCTTTTACTTAACACAAACTACCAACAAGATTTAAAAGAAGAATCACAATCGGAGGCTTTTTTCCTTGGCTAATGTATTTAAAAGCGCAATGGTGGATGTCACCACAACAGATTTAACAACCGTTATAACGGTTCCTACGGCTAATGCTGGTGCGACGCCACCAGTTCCGCCTACTACGGATGTAGTAAAATCTCTTTTAATTTGTAACGACTCTGGTTCAACAACTTTAGTTGATGTTGAAGTTGTTCGAGGCGCTGCAACTTTTGAATTATTCAAAGCAAAGAGTGTTGCTACAAATACAACAACAGAATTATTGACTCAACCTCTAGTTCTGCAAGAAAGTGATGTTCTTAAAGTTCAAGCCAATGCTGCCAATCAGGTGCACATTATAGCAAGTTTTATGGAGGTCACGAAAGGACAACTCTGATTAACTTACACTCTCTATTTATTACTCCCGTATTTTCACTACAACTTAAAAATCATGAACATCTTATTGATAGTATATATCAATTAAGAAAAAAAGATGAGATAGGCATGCCACGGTCTAATATTGGTGGTTGGCATAGTCATGATGAAATATATAATATTAAAAAATTTAAACCTTTAGTTGATGATATTCTTAAATATTCCAAAGATTGTTTTAATCACATGGATGTACAAGGTAATTACAATCCTGAAATAACTGGTATGTGGGGTATGATTAATCCACCAAGATCACGAAACAATGTGCATACACATCCTTATAACTATTTATCTGGTGTATTTTATCTTAAAGCTCCTAAAAAATGTGGAAATATTGTGTTTCTAGAGCCTAAACCACAGTCAGAGGTACTATCACCCCCTAAAACAGATAAAGCTTCTATACACCTCGCTCACAGCGTGCAATGGGAACCTGTTGAAAATTCCTTGATTTTTTTTCCTTCATGGTTACAACATGAAGTACAAACAAATAATTCTGATGAAGATAGAGTTATCATCAGTTTTAACATAAATTGGAGAAAAGACGATGCCGATAGTTGAACCTGCTGAATTACTAGGACACATTACAACTGAAGATGGAAGAAGAATTCCTCACTACAAAGTAAAAACTGAAACTACAATTACTCATGCTGACACTGGTGCTGAGTATAATTCAGAAGCAGAAGCTCAAGCTGATGTTGACAATCCAGGGACATCGACAACTGCTGAAAAAATAAGAAGAGATGTAAAAGTATTTGCTCCTTCTTTAGCAGATATGTTAGGTGAAACTCCTGAGTAATTAAGCGCTACAGGCCTCACACTCTACATCAGAATCTAAACCCGTTACTATAACCTGTGTATCAGAGTTATGTGGTTGACCTTGAATAGTATGTATATGTGGACCTTTTTTGTGTTCTAATAATTCTTTTTGTAATTTTTCGTTGTCTCTTTCCACTGCTAATAAACGTTCGTGGTATCTACTCACCTTATCAGCAAGGGTAGCTATAGCCTTCAATACTTCTTGATTTTCCATAATATCTCCTTGATTTATAATTTTTGGGTGAGATCTAATTTAAACATGTGTACAGAATATATCAAGCAATCTTTTTATAATTGTTTTCTTGACAGTTTTTTCGTGTTATGAAAGAGGC